CCTACCGCTGCTACCCTCTCCTCGTAGCCCGAGTGAGCGGCCGCCGGCAGAACGCCGGCGAGGTCGTCGCCACACGTGGCGAACCGCATGAGGTCGTTAGCAACCTCACGCGGCAAGCCGACGTGGACGCACGCCTCCCGAACGGCCGATTCGCAGGCCCAAAGGTTGATGATGTTGAGGACAAACCACGAAAGTGGAAGCCCCATCAAGCAACCTCGCTTGGAAATGAAATCGGAACGCTCGGAACGGACCGCCATCGGGCCGAGGATCCTGGAACCCAGGAACTTAACGTCCTCGGGGAGTTGGGCTCCCTCACACACCCCCTCCCAAACCGCTTGTATGGCTTCGGACGAGAAGCCATCCGTGGCCTTTGTCAAGTCGGCCGAAACCAGAACAAGAGAGCCAAGGGAAGTCGGGCATTGGATAGCGCGGTCGGAGAGGTCTTTAAAGACCTCCTCAAGACGACCGCCTTCCAAGCCAGCCCGAACCCTAGGGTCATGTTCCAGCATCGGCCAGACCACGCTCCGCACGAGGTGTCCAACCTCAACGACGTCGACGGGAGATTTTGTCACGACGCGGGTCTTAAACCCGCGCTCCCGGACGACGGACGTTGCGCATGGCAGCGGGCCAACGCGCGCGCGGAACTTGCGGAGGGAGGAGTCCCTGACGATCCGTGCGATGCGGGAACGTTCCTGATCAGGGTCGCGGAATACGTTGACGACGTATTCGACAGACCCCCGAGGAGGAACCTTCCCGCTCGACTTGTAAGTCGCTCGGTTCGCCTCACCGGTTTCGGTAAACCGGTGAGGATCGCTGAAAGTGGGGTACGGGTGGAAGTCGGTTACCTCGGAGGCAGGCTCCTCCATCCAGTCGTCAACCGCCTCCCGAAGATTCTCCCTCATGCCGCCGAGGCGGCGGGAGTAATCCAGGGTGGCGGAGCTGGAAGCGGAGAGCTTTGCAACCGAGGTGTTTGCGAACCGACCCATGCGCGATCCCCAACGGGCGGCGAACGCCCGAAGTTCAGCGACAGGGCCCGGTGCCGAAGGCACCGGGGTGTTGAGGGTCTTCTCGAAATCAGCCAAGGCAGCCGCACAGGAGTCGTCATCGGCCGGAGGAAGGGCGCGGGCAAAAGAAGAGAGTTGAAGAAGCTCTCTCGCCCTCGCCTCCCCCGACCTAGACTTCCTGATCCTTCGGAGTATGCGTCCGAAAGCGGCTGGGCTGCCATCGAGAAGAGGTGGAAGAGTAGAGAAGTGGGAGACGCATGGCGGAACCGAACCGCCAGTAGCGGCCGCCATGGAGCGGGCCCGCGCCGAAAGGCTCTTCAAAGCCTTTGCGACGAACGCGGGACCGCTGCCCACCGTGGATACGGTTATCCACCGGCGGACGTCCTCCCAATCTCTATTGCTAATAGGAACCTCCACCAAGCAAAGAGCCGACCAGACGGCCTCCCAGGCGGGCTGGACAAAGCCCGCCCAGGAACGTTGGCGCCGTCGGTCGGCCGATTGCACGTGGCGGAGGAAGGATGTGTGCCCGCGCCTCACCGCGCGGGAGAGTGTTTTGGACTGGAGTGTGCAGAACCGGAAAACCGGTTTGCGCACCCCATGGGACTGGAGGCAGG